TTCCACGGGCTTCACCAAGAACAATGCACAGTCTGCCATCATCGGCGGGCTTGAGCGCGTGAAGCATCGCATGTTGGCTGGAGAAGAGTAATGCCAGCATTTGCCGACTACCTCGATCTGCGCTTTGCCGTTGGCGACTATGTTGGCAACCGCAATATCTCCGATGTCATGCCCCGCCTTGTGCAGATGGCCGAAAGCCGGCTCAACCGCGAGCTGCGCACCACATGGCAGGTCAAGGACGGCACCCTGGCATTCAACGAAGGCGCGGCAACCCTGCCTGCTGACTTCCTCGAAATGCTGCACGTCTACGGCCTCAACGGGCACCAGATCAAATCCGGCCCACTGTCCGACTATCAGCGCCCCGGCTCCAGCTTCGACCGCTACGAGATCCAGGGCAACAGCATCACCATCCGCGGCTTCTCGGGCGGCCGGCAGTTCCAATATTACGCGAAGCTGCCCACCCTGACCGCAAGCGCATCCGCCTCTAACTGGCTGCTAGAGCAATTCCCGGACGTGTACCTCTATGCCGTGGGGCTTGAGGCGGCGAAGTTCCTCAAGGATCTTGAGCTGGTGCAGGTGACAGATGCGATGCTGCGCCAGTCGCTCAAGTCGGTGAAGATCGATGATGAGCGGCACCGCTGGAGCAACACGTCTGTTCGCATCGGAGGGCCGACGCCATGACCCTTTTGACTATTGCCCAGGGCGTTGCCCGTAACGCCAGCCTTGAGCTGCCAGATACCGTTCAATCGGCCGATGATCCCGATGCAGTGAAAATTGTCGGCTTCATCAACGAAACGGGCCAGGAGCTAGCTCGCCGCTTCGATTGGTCAGTGCTGCGCAAGACGCACTTGATCGAGGGCACTGGCTTTGACGTGAAGTTCCCGCTGCCGGCTGATTACTCACGCATGACGCAGGGCATGGCTGTTGCTTATGGCGTCAATGCCGTTCGTGGCGGGGTCAGCGACGATGAATGGTTCTCGCTTGAGCCAGCCGAAGGAGCACCCCGCTATTTCAAGCTGTTTGGCGCGTCGATAGGTTTCTATCCATATCCTCCCGAAGGGCAACCAGTGCGCTTGTCCTATATCTCCAAGCATTGGACGGCCGATGGAGACACGTTCCTCGAGTCGGACAGCGATAACCCGCTGATCGATGAAACGCTGCTGGAGCGCGGCGCCATCTGGCGGATGCGCCGCCACATCGGGCAGGATTATCAGGACTATCTGGCCGAGTTCGAAGCCATCCTCGCGGATATGGCTCGCGCCGACAGTGCGGAGCGCCTCCCATGATGGTGCGCGAAGGCCGGGCGGCGATCCGCAAGACAGCGCAGAAGCCCAAGGAGTTCCAATCCTATTCCTTCCCGGCGCCGTCGCTGGGGTGGGTGGCGAATAACAACCTCTCGGTTTCGCAGCCTGGCGGCGCGTTCCTGATGGAGAACTTCTTCCCTACGGCCACAGGCGCGGTCATGCGCAGGGGCAAGCAGAAGTATGCCACGCTGGGCACTGGGAGCCTGCCGGTGCGGTCGATCTTCTCCTACGTCGAAGGCACCAGCCGCAAGCTGTTCGCCAGCAACGACGAGGCGATCTGGGACATTAGCACGGTGGCCGAGCCGAACAACAACGTGCTCGGGACAGAAGCCGCGGAGAGCCTTGTCACCGAGAACGCTGATTATATCGGCTGGGGCTCCACCAAGGGTTTCGACGTGTTCCCGAACACCTACGGCCGATGGATCGTCGCGCAGTTCCAGACTTCGGGCGGGACTTTCCTGCGCGGCGTCAATGGCGTCGATACTCCCTTTGTTTATGACGGCGCGGGCTTTGATGTTGAGCCGGCCCTGACATTCCCCGAGGAAGAGGAAACCACCCCGGAACGCCTCAGCTATGTCTGGTCCTACAAGAACCGGCTCTGGTTCATCGAAAAGGACTCGATGAATGTCTGGTATCTGCCGGTGGACCAGATCGGCGGCGCACTGGTGAAGCTCCCGCTCGGCGGCGAGTTCACGCTTGGCGGCCAGCTCGTGTTTGGTGCCACATGGTCGCAAGACGTGGGCGACGGCCTCAATGCCATGATCGCGTTCTTTTCGTCCGAGGGCGAGGTGGCGGTCTATCAGGGGAGCAACCCAGCCAGCTTGGCAGATTGGGCGCAGGTGGGCGTTTATCGCACCGGCAAGGCCATGGGAGACCGGGCGCACGTTCAGATTGGCGGCGATCTGCTGATTGCCACTGACGTTGGCATGGTTCCGCTCTCCGAAGCCCTCCGCCGCGATTATAGCGCCCTGGCTGGCGCGAGCATCTCCAACCCTATCGAGGCAGCGTGGCCCGAAGAGGTTGCGCTCCGCTCGGCCGAGCCGTGGAACTGCGTTGTTTGGACCGCCAAGCAGATTATGGCGGTCGCTTTGCCCACGACTGCTGAGCAGCCCCCGCGCATGCTGATCATGAACTCCAGGACAGGGAAGTGGACCCGCTATAGCGACTGGGGCTCTACCTGCGTCCACGTCTACCAAGACCGCATGTTCTTCGGGGACGAAACCGGCGGGATCTATGAGGCGGAAGTAGGCGGGCTCGACAATGGCCGGCCGTTCACGGCCACGATTGTCCCCACATTTGACCAGTTCGGCGTTCCCGGCCTCAAGACAGTGACCATGGCCCGCGCAGTGCTGAAATGTGCCCACGCGGTGCAAGAGAAGATCACGATCCAAAGCGACTACGAGGTCAAGTTGCCTCCCGCGCCGGCAGCGTCTGCGGCCACTTCGGGGAGCTTCTGGGGGACGGCCACCTGGGGGGTAAGCACTTGGGGCGGCACCTTGGTCAAGAAGGTCATCCAGAAGTGGCGCAGCGTCTTTGGTGCCGGCGAGGTGCATTCCGCGGCAATTCAGATCACTAGCGGCTCTATCATCCCCATGGACGTGGAAATCATCCGCACCGATGTGCTGTTCACGGTCGGGGACGTTATCTCGTGAGGGTGATCGAGGCGGGGCCGCGCAGTGCGCCCGATCTGAACACCGCCATAGGGCGCTTTGTCTGCAACGAGATCTGGCGGGGCGAACGGCAGGTTGAGGACTTCTGCTCAATCGGCATCTTGGACGGCGAGACGCTAATTGCCGGGGTGCTGTATCACAACCATTACCCAGAAGCCGGCGTGATTGAGATGACCGCCGCGTCAGTGTCCAAACGCTGGCTCACGCGTCCGGTTCTCAAGGCCATGTTCTCGCTGCCGTTCGACGGCTTCGGGTGCCAATTGTGCGTTCTTCGGGTGTCCGAACACAACCAGCCCATGATCCGCATCGCCAAGGCATACGGGTTCAAAGACCACATCATCCCCCGCCTACGGGGCCGCAACGAAGCAGAAGTTATCCTCACTCTTGCCGACGACGACTGGCGCCGAAGCCGGTTCCACAAGGAGCATCTGAATGGGTAAGCCAAAGGCCCCTAAAGCGCCCGATCCGAAAGACACGGCGGCTGCGTCAACCGGCACGAACGTCAACACGGCAATCGCCAACTCGTACCTGAACAACTTCGATCAGGTCACACCTGATGGGTCGTTGACGTATGAAACGACTGGGTATGAAGCGTTCACCGATCCATTCACGGGCCAGACCTACCAGATCCCCAAGCGCAAGGCCACGCAGCAGCTATCCGCGGCGCAGCAGGGCATTTACGACACCAACCAGACGACGCAGCAGAACATCGCCAACATCGGCGCCGAACAGTCTGGCCGCATTCAGGGGCTTCTGGGCACGCCGCTCAACCTCAATAATGAGGCCACGGAAGCGCGGCTCTACGAGCTGGGATCCAAGCGGCTCGATCCCCGCTTTGCCCAGGAAGAGGACTCGCTCCGCACCCGTCTGATCAATCAGGGCATCCGAGAGGGGACGCCTGCCTACAAGGCGGAAATGTCCCGGCTCACCGAGGGCAAGAACGACGCCTACAATGCCTTGTTGTTGCAGGGCAGGGGCCAGGCGGTGCAGGAGGCTCTCACCGAGCGGAACGCGCCGATCAATGAGATTACCGCGCTCATGTCTGGCTCCCAGGTATCGATGCCCAATTTCGTCAATCCGAACAGCAGCACTATCCCCACCACCGACACGGCTGGCATCATCAATCAGGACTATTCCAACCGGATGGGCGCCTACAACCAGCAGATGAGCCAGTGGAACAGCACTGTCGGAGGGTTGATGGGCATGGGTGGGCAGCTTATCGGGCTGTCTGACGACCGCGCTAAGAAGGGCAAGAAGCGCCTTGGTGATGCCAAGGGCGACATGGGCCTATGGCAGTTCAACTACAAAGGCGAGCCCAAGGGCACGCCCAAGCATGTGGGGCTCATGGCCTCCGAAGTGCAGAAAGAGCGTCCCGACGCCATCATCAAGCGCCCTGATGGCATGCGGATGGTCAATTACACCAAGGCCCTTGGCCTTTCGGGCATGTAGGGGTCATTCTAGCCAAGACCAACCGCCGTTGCGGGTTTGTATCCCGCTAATCGTTGGGACGCTGACGCTAAACAAGGCAGCCAGTTCGGATTGCTTTTGAACGCCTCTTTGGGAGCGGATATAGCGCACATCGTCCTCGGTTAGCTTGGCGGCGTGATGTTTGTTGCCCCGCATGTCGGTGCCGTGGATGAGCTTATCAGCTTCATTCTCTGCTCTAGTTTTCCAGAGCAGGTGGGATTTTGTAACGCAACCGGAACTGCCTTTGCCGCAACTATGCGCCGCTTGATGAAGATCGGAAGGCGCAGGGCCATTGTGGCGTTCGCATATGACTCGTGTGATCTGGATATTGCGGACTCTCGCATAACCTGATGCGTCGGTGGCAAAAGGCCAAATAATGCAGTCGTCCCCCTCATAGGGCATGACAACATTCTCCACGAAATTCTCTGGCTCTCCGTAGAATGGCCCTCCTCTTAGAGGGTCGCCGTGGTGAATAAGGCGTTTGTGATGGCGGTCGCATAGACCCTTGGCAATAGCAGCCGATGTGCAGCCATCAACCGAGCAGGCGGGACCGCCGCGAAGTTCGTAATAGTGCGATTTGCACCAGCCGCGCCGCATAGCGGGCTTGCCGCAGTTATCGATAGAACATAAACGGGAAGTAGCCATCTTGACCTCTCCAAAGGTTGGGCTTGGTTAGAACCCGTCGCAGCGCTCCAACGCTCGGCGGGTTTGTCATTTGTACGGCTCTGGATACGAAGAGGCAACGCAAACATGCTGCAATTCAGCTTTAATCCAGAGAAAGGTGAAACACCTCAGAGCATCGCGCAAAAGCGAGCCCTGATCGCCCAACTCATGGGGCAGCAAACCCAGGCCCCTAGCACTTTCGGAGAGGGATTGAACGCGCTTGGGACCGGCATCGCGTCAAATGTGATGTCATCGCGAGCTTCAAAGGCGGAAGCGGCGGGGCAGGCCAGCGCCACAGAGTCGATGAACCCGATCTTGGCTGCACTGACAGGGCAAAGCGCCGCGGCGCCATCACCAAGCTATTCGGGCGCCCCTACACGCGCTCCATCCACGGCCACAGCGGCCTCGCTCCGTGAAAAGATGCTGGCGCGTGGTTTGCCGGAACATGTGGCGGACGGTTTCCTGATGAACTTTCAGGACGAAAGCGGCCTAAACCCAGGTATCAACGAAGCGGCGCCGACTGTTCCCGGTTCGCGTGGCGGCTATGGCCTATACCAGCTCACCGGCCCGCGCCGCGTGGCATATGAAAAGTACGCGGCTGAGCGTGGGGTGAACCCGGCTGATGAGGACGCGCAGCTCGACTTCATGATGAGCGAGCTGCAGGGGCCAGAAGCCAAGGCTGCGCAGGCAATCTTCGGTACTCAAGACGCTGGTTCAGCTGCGGCTGCTATCGCAACCAATTTCCTGCGCCCTTCAAAGGAGCATCTGGACCGGCGAGTGTCTCGATACACTGGGGGCAGCGCACCGGTTCAGGTGGCAAGCCTAGACCCTTCCATTGGCATGCCGACATCCGTGCCAGCGTCACAGCCCGCGCGGTTGCCGCAAATCGCTCCGCAGCAGACGGCGCAAGCAGCCACGATGGCGCCTCAGCCAACGGTCGCTACGGCCCCGGCCCAGGTCGCACAGGGTCCTGATCTGGCTCATCTGATGAAAGCAGCCGCAAACCCATTTTTGCCCGAGGGCGCGCGAGGGATGGTCAACGCACTCATTGCCCAGCAACTGCAGCGCCAAGACCCGCGCTATGCAATGGAATTACAGGCCGGCCAGCTCGGGCTTGAGAAGTCACAGCTTGAGCTTGATGCCATGCGCAATCCCGCCCCGGCCCCCATCAAGTATGAGGTCATTGACGGGCAGGTTGTGGCCATCGATCCAAACGCAAATTCAGCGTCATCTATCGGCAACTTCGGCCAGCCCGATCTTCCGACATCTTATCAGGAGTTCCAGCTTGGGCAGCAGAACCCGGACTATGCCGCAACGCTGGAGAAAGGGCCGCTTGTAACGAACATCATCCAGCCAAACGCTGGGGATGACAGCTTCTTCTCGGGCCTGAACGCAGCCGAGGGGGAAAGCTTTTCCGGGTTCCTCAAGCAAGCGCCAGTCGCAGCACGAAATCTATCACGCCTAGATCAGCTGGATGACGTGCTGAAACGCATCAACACAGGCGGCCTTGCAGCGGCACAGCAAACCTTGGGCGAGTTTGGCATCAACACCGAAGGCCTAAGCGATATCCAAGGCGCTCAGGCCCTCATTAACAGCATGGTCCCAGAACAGCGCCAGCCGGGCTCCGGCCCTATGTCCGACTCGGATCTCGCCCTGTTTAAGCAGTCGCTGCCACGTCTTATCAACCAGAGTGGCGGCAACGAGCTGATTACTTCGACTATCCGCGCCATCAACCAGTATGACATGGCGTTGGCTCAGATCACGCAGGAAGGCCTAACCGCAGCCGACATGGCGACGACTGCAGAGCAGCGGGCAGCAATCCGCGCTGATATGCGAGCGAAGATCTCGGCACTCCAGAACCCAATGGAAGGGTTCAAGGATCGCATGGGCGCTTTTGAAGGAGGCTCTACGCCAGAACAGCCAGCGCTGAACCAGTCTCAGGCGCCAGTTGTCACGACTGAGGCAGAGTATAACGCCTTGCCATCCGGATCCCCTTACAAAGCCCCTGACGGCACAATCAGGACTAAACGCTGATGGCAAACTTCTGGGAACAGGATCAGGTCGCCGGCGGCCAGTCTCCGGCCCGCATCAACTTCTGGGAACAGGACGCGCTTGCCGGCGAGCCGACAATGCTGGA